AATGCCAAGGCTGTCCTGAGCATTTTGGTCTATAGCTTTAGTCACCACCCAGTCGCAATCTTTAAGCATTTCAGTACGCTGTCTGCGTACATTTGCGGCTTGTTCTGCGTCTTTCATCGCACGGTAGTCAGCTTCGTTCTCAGCGGCTGTTTTGGCAGGCTGGAAGTCTGTGGCTGGCGTGTCTGTGAACACTGGGCCAAGGATGTACTTGGTGTACCACTTGCCGTCAACTTGTTCAACGCCGTCTTGCTGTGAGTATTGGTAGACAGTGCCGCCTGTGGCTTGTGGGCCTTCAAACACAATGTCTGACTCAAAGCGATTGACAGCCTCTTCAGATATGCCACTCAATGACTTGGCGTAAGTCTGAGCAACCCACTTTTCCCACTCGTGCTGAAGAAGCACTTGACCTGTTGATCTGATTCGTATTTGCATGATTTTTCCTTATGCGATTGCCAAGAAGATAAATGTGCCACCGCTTGCGTTAATTTCTGCTGGTGCGGCGGCGGTTACTTGGAAGCCCACGCTTGTTGTGTCAACGTAGTTTGTACCCGTAACTTCACCGGCTGTGCTGTTTACCAATAAATATGGGTCATTGCCTGATGAAATGCCACGGGCAGAATCCCACACATACCAACCGCCTGTGCTGTCGGTTCGCTTGATGAGGACAAACCTTGCCCCCGATGTAAAACCGCAGTTAACAGTTTGTAACGCGCCCGTTCCTGTGTATGAGCCTACTTTGGAAACACCCGCACAAGTTGCAAACAAATAAATGACGTAGGTTTGGGAGGAGGCGCTATTAGAAGTTCCTACAGTAAACACAGTTGATGTGGGCGCAGTATCGTTCCACATGGTGCTTTGCACGTCCCATGGTTGTGAGTCATTTAAACTTCCACGTTTTGTTGGGCCATTAAAAGCATCGTAAACACGCCAATTTGATGAATTACTTCTGTTTTTTGTAATCATTAACTCAGGTACTACTCCTAAGTTATGCGGTAATGTTTGATTTGCTCCCGTCCCTGTATAGCAAACCTCATCAAAGAAGCTAGGGGCACGTCCAAAGTTCCAAAACACCATAGAGCCGCCCGAGTATGCTCCCGGCATACGAAACCCTGTGTTATCCCAATAGTTTGCTCTACTAGAACCTGACCCACTGTTTTCTGCTACTGTTTGTGATGTTTCTAAAAAACGTCCGTTTGATTGTGTTGTATTTGTGCTTGTTGATCTTAGCCTGTCAATAACCGTCATGTTATCGCTATCACCAGCACGAACACCAGCCCATTGCAAATCAACAGGAAATCCAGTAGTTAGTTTGGTGTTATCAGAAGCGGATGAAACAATAGGGCTGTACACACTTGTACCCGCAGTTGGCACTTTCATCGGGCCACGGCGGATGGCTATGTAGACGTAGGTTGACGAACCGCTAACTTCATTACCGTTTGAGTAAAACCCCGTAGCAGTTGCATTCACGCCGTTTACATCTCCGTTAGTGCTTTCATCACCATTGGTATTAGCAGAAAGATTAACCGCAGACTGCCCTGAAATAGATGCCGTCAGACTCCCCCGCATAGTATCTTTGATTGTCCAGTTACTTGGGCCGTTAGTCTTTTTAAACATCAACCATTGTGGTTCGTATCCCAAAGTAACAGTTGCAATTCCAATTGAATCGGTATTAAACGACCCACACGTAATCACATTGTCTGTACCAGCCGCACCAAAGCCTCCTGCGTTATTAGCAAATATATAAGCTACAAATAATTGACCGTTAGTGTTTGTTCCATTTCCTACAGCGCCATCTACCGTAAAGGTTGTTGAGGTTGGAGCGCCTCCAAAATACCCAAAACTTGTAGACGCAGCCGTAGAATTTAGTAACAATTCGTTGCTGTCGCCTAAATCTTTATGCCATACATTCCATCCATTGCCGCCAGTTGCTGTTTTAACAATAATACAACCCGGCGTTGACCCAAGGTTATGAGAAATTTGTCTCCCAGCCGCCCCATTCCCCGTATAAGTCACAATATCAAAAAACTTTGGTTGCTCTCGGAATGTCCATGAGGTGTACCTAACACCAGATGTGTTACACGCGCCTGAATACACCTCACCACCCGATGATTTAACTGTAAACCCAGTAGTGTCAAAGCTACTAAAGCCTTGTGTAGAAGCATCATACCCATTAGTACCAGAGGACGAGTCAGCGTTATTAGTTGAAAGCATACTACTGCCACTAGTGGCTGTACGCCCCCTAACAGTATCAACTAACTGATGATTGCCTCCAAAAGATGAATTGGTAGATCTGTTTTTTATCCAAACCAACCCACCTTTGGTAGACAAGTCAATGCCATTGGGGATAGCCAGCGTAGCATCTGTACCCGTGTAAATCCAACTACTAAACACATCTTCAATGTAGTTGGCTGGGCCACCGCCTGCGCCTTCGCCTAACAATAGTTGCTGTGTTGAACTCATATTAGGTCACATTTCCTGAAACAACACACAGGGTGCTGGTGATGAACAGTACAGTTGCTACACCTGCCGCCGCCAAGGTCATCGTGGCTTTGTCAGTGAATGTGCCTGCAATGTACGCCGTTGTGATTGAGCATGTGATTGTTGCTGTACTGGCGGTGTTGTTAAAGATGGTGATAACGTCACCAGCCGCAAACGTAGCATCAGGAATCACAATCGCACCGCTTGCGCCAAGCAAGATGTACTCACCAACATCGGTGGTAGCCAGTGTGTAGGAGCTAGTCTTGGAAGAGCCTGACTGTGGGACGGCTCGGAGGGCTCCGTTTGAGTCAGAAACTACGCCAGCATTACTAACTGAGAATTTTGTGCTGTAACTGCTTGCAGGGGTTTGAATAACAAATGAGCCACTTGTTGAATCATTGCCTATAAATGTGGTTGCGCCTGAATTTGCTAATGCAAGAAAGACACTAGTCCCTGTACTTGTAAAACTAGCTGGCGTTCCAGCCGAACTGACAACACTTAGCTTTTGTGCTGGCGAACTTGTCCCAATACCCAGACCTGTCGAGGTTAGGCGCATTTGTTCTGTGCTGGCAATATTAAACCTCATCTGAGTGGATGAGCCACCTGCACTTGAAGTCGTATTTAAATATGTGCCATTGTTATCGTGACCAATTTCAAAACGAGGATTGTTTGTCCCATCAAAACGAGCACCAGTAAATGTCAAACCATCAGTTGTTCGTTGAGAAACAATTGTTGATGAAAATCCGCTTGGGTTTGCTAAACCAACACCAAAGTAAGTCCCATCAAAAGTAAGCGCAGAGCCAGTAGCCAATGCACTTGTACTTGAGGCGTAAACCACACCGCCTGATGTGAATGATGTTAGGTTAGTACCGCCGTTAGTGGTTGCCAATGTACCAGCAAGTGTGATAGTTCCAGACGTGGTGATTGGGCCACCAGATGTGGTCAAGCCTGTTGTGCCGCCTGATACTGCAACGCTAGAGACAGTACCAGCCGCACCGCCTGAAGATGCCAACAAAGTAACAGTACCTGCGCTGTTCTTTGCGTACAGCTTCATGTCAGCAATGTTTAAGCCGAGTTCTCCATTGGCAAGGTTGCCAGAAGTAGGGACAGCCGCCGCTGTTGTGCTGTAGTACAGCGATATTGGGGTAAAGCCTGAAGCCGCCATGTTTATTCCTTAAAAGGTTCCGCCGAAGATGCCAGTCGTGGCATTCAATGTTGTAAATGCGCCAGTTGATGTAGTTGTTGCACCAATCGATGTACCGTTAATCGTCCCACCAGTGATAGCTACAGTACCAGCGTTTTGCGTGGACATGGTTCCTAGACCAGTGATCGCTGTGTTAGGGATCGTGGTCGAAGCTGTTACTGCTGAAGTTCCGTTACCGAACAAATAACCTGCCAGCGTTGTAGCGCCCGTGCCACCATTGGCAACTGGAAGGGCTGTACCAGAATAAGTGACAGCCAAAGTACCGCTAGTTGTGATGGGGTTACCAGACACTGACAAGAACGACGGGACACTCATGTCCACACTTGTCACCGTACCACCAAAAGAAGGGGTCGCAGAGATCGTGATACCACCAGCACTATTTGAGATGCTGACGTTTGTTCCTGCTGTCAGGTTAGCTAGGGTGTAGCCTGTTCCGTTACCAATAGCCAACTGACCATTGGTAGGCGTAGCTGTTAAACCTGTACCGCCGTAGGCAACTCCGATTGTTGAACCATTCCATGTTCCAGCACTCAGCGTACCCACACCAGTGATACCAGTGTAAGAGCCGCTCAAACGAGCTGTTCCTAGCGTTCCTGAGCTGATATTGGATGCGTTGGTAGTGTCAGTGGTAGCTGAAGCCGCCAAGCCTGATACAGCACCAGCCGCGATAGCAATCGATGTGTTGGTGACCAAAGTCAACTGACCTTGAGCATTAACAGCAAACACTGGTACTTGCGAGGCAGAACCGTAGGTTGCGGCTGTCACAGCAGTGTTGGCTATGTTGAATGTATAGGCAGGAGACTCGGTTAAACCAGTGCCTGCTGAATAGACCAAAGGAGCGCCAAACTGTGCAAAGACAATCGCTGTTGTACCTACAGTAATAGGTAGTGGAGTCTGTTGTACCCAAGACGTATTGGCTTGTGTTGCACCTGCTGTGATCAGGAAGAAGTCACCAGCATCAATCTTGTCTACGCCTGTGCCTGCGGTATCAAAGTCTGAAGCACGAGTAAGGATGTACGGAGCGCCAGCAGATCCAGTCTGCGTAACCGTGTACACGCCATTGTTTGCCTGCGTAACTTCGTTCTTAACCAAGATACGATTGCCAACAACAACAGCTACGCTGTCGACGCTCAAAGCGCCGTTTGCATTTGCAGTTAAAGTTGCACCAACACCAGAAGCTCCGTTGTTGTACGTATTAGCCGCTAGAGCTGTAGTTGTTGCCAAACGGCAAGACTGGTGGAAGTTAATACCAGACGCAATAGCATCAGCATAGTCTTTGTTGACAATGTCATTGCCAGTCGTAGGTGCGGTGGTGATCGTTCCAGTGGTCATTGCCACATTGGTAAACGTTCCAGCCGCGGCACTACTCGCACCAATTACAGAGCTGTTGATTGTGCTACCAGTGATTGTCAAACCAGAGGCTGTACCGCCTGTGATTGCAACAGCAGAGGCATTCTGCGTAGACATTGTTCCCAAGCCAGTAATGTCTGTGCTAGGAATCGTAGCGCTGGCGGTCATTGGGGTTGTACCAGTACCCTTGACGTAACCAGTCAGGGTGTTTGCACCAGTACCACCGCTTGACACATTTAGTGTGCCTGACAAAACAACGACGCCTGTTGTCGCTGTTGCTGGCGCTAAACCAGTAGAACCAGCGCTGAAGCTAGAAACACCACCAGCCAAAGTGAAGCTATTCCAAGCTCCATTTGCATAACCCTCGAAGACTTGGGAGTCAGTGTTGTAGCGGATCTGACCACTAGCACCAGCAGGTTTTTGAGCTGTAGTGCCGTTGGGAACGGTGACGGCGCCCGTCCCGGGGAACTGGGCGTTGTCCGCAATCCCAAAGATAGGCGCACCAGACGCTCCATCTCCATTTGTGATGGTGATCTGATTTGCAACGCCAGTCATAATCCGTGGAGACACTGTCGTCCCACCACCAGTCATGGCTAACATACCATTGCCAGACAAAGCCGCTACAGAAGCCGCTACGCCACTCAAGGCAAGCGTTGGGTTACCACCAGTACCATCGGCATTAGAAACGCTTAAACCAGCTCCTGACGTGGCTATGGAGCGGTTAATCAAGGTGCTAGAGCTGTCCTTAACAACAATGCCACCACCAAGCGCATTTAATTGGGAAACCGCTCCAGACAGAGAGATTTGATAGAAAGACTGTGCACCACCATCAGTTAACGTGATGCCTGAGTTGGTAGACAGGTATCGGCTGTTAGCCAGTGTAGGCTCTTGGTTCTTTGTAAGGAACGTCTGAGTTTGGTTTGGCGAAGATGAAATGGCGCTTGTCGTGGTCTGTACGGTCTGTCCATTTTGGACAATAGGTACGAGCTCCGTGCCCGTAATCGCGCCAGCCGTTGGTAGTTGGGTAATCGTTACTTGTGCGGACATATTATGGGCTCAGTTGGTCTAGGTTACCGTTGTTCTCAGGATCCTGTTGTCATTGGCGGCAACGCTCACGTCAGGACGTGGGAATCTGATCGTTATTCTCTCAGTTTTACGGGCTGGAAGTCTATAGGGATCTTTCTCATCGGCACAGCCTTGCCCACAGACTTGGAGACCGGGGAAGTTCGGGTCAGGTCTCATCTGGTCATGGTCGCGCTTCATCTTGCAACGATCACAGATCGCTATCGATAAAGTAGCATTCCCACGGGTGTCAAGAAAGACTGGCATTATCTTGTGTACACCGAGATGTTAGGGGCAAAGTAGATCGGTGACTTGTCACGCTCTTCCTGCTCAACCATGTTCAGGTACTTCTCGGCTTGGCCTTCAAGGTATTGGATGCGCGCCATGTCGACGCCGGGCAACTCTAGGCTCATCCTGTGCGCCAGCATCATCAAGGTGGCTTCGTACCACCGCGTTGGAATGTACAGCTCGTCAGTCAGAGCACCCACGTCCATGATCTGCTTGCTGTACCACACCGTGATCTGCACGAATGGGTCACTAGGGACGGGCCACAAGTACAGCGAGGGCAAAGGAATTGTGCGATCAAACCAGAATTGGAAGGGCTGGTTCGCTGTGAAGTTCTTGTTTGGCAGGTTTGTGTAGTCATCGCGGTTTAGGCGAGACATGGTGATCTCAGTGGAATTATTTCCAACGTAGAACTCACGCAAAGCCAAGGTCGTACCACCAGAGGCACGAACGCGGTAGTACTGGACGGCTTGCCCCGGGTTTATGTCCGTCCAAATCCACTTGTTATCCGTCACAGACACCGTTCCGAGGCTCTCAAGCGTCGTCCAAGTGCTGTTGTCTGTCGAATATTCGAGGGTTAGCGTCCACGTAGCGCTTCCACCACCTGCCACGTAGGGCAAGATACCGATGGAGCCAGCATAGATAGGATTGTTTGTCCCAAAATTGGCTGAAATGTTGCCGTTTGCGCTTGTCTGTTGGCAAAACGTGTCTACGTCGTTGTCACCAACATTGGCAACCGTACCACCTGCGGAGCTTGAGTAACTGCAATCAGGGCGGCTCATCTTGCGATAGAGCACGTTTAGAGCGTCGTTTGCACCAGCGGGTAGGTTGTATATGTAATTGTTAGCAGAAACGCCTAAAACGATCTTATCGATGGCGAAATACTGTATTCCAATGTTGATCAGGTTTTGAAGCAAAAAGCTCAGTGACTGACGAGCGGATACAAGTTGCTCAGAGGTCAGCTCTTCTGCGAGTTTGCCAGCACGTCTCGCACCATGATCAATCAGGGTTTGGACATTGACTGTTTGACCGTATGTATCCGAGTACGCCATTGTTGTTCCTTACCAGCTTGGGCAGTTCCACCGTTGCATTGATGCACGAGCTCGACTACCCTTTTCGCTCTTTTCTGCTATAGGCTCCATTCTCGCGCAAAACGAGTCTCTGCGGGAGCCTCCTTGGGGTTGTGGAGCCTTTAAATTTGATCCTGTTTCACGGTTGTACTTGGCACGACCTTTGGCTGTCAAACCAGCGCCCTTGTCGGCAGGTAGCTTCTCACCGCGACCAATGGAGAGGCTGACCCCTCCGTCCTTCATTTTGGCTGTTCTGGCGGATTGCTTGAAGGCTTTAGCCGTTGGCGCACCTTCGCTACCAACTCTGCGCATTTTCTCCCCAGAGCCTTCAGCGATTCTTTCACGTTTTGCATGAATGTTGGCATACAGACCACCTTCTTTAAATTCTTTACCCTTGTCAGCCTTGGCAAACTCTTTGCCGACCTTCTGAGGGACACCACCAAAGCCACCCTTTGTGTGAGCGGCAATTTGCATCAGCTTGTGTTGGGCGGCGGATTTGCTTGGCATGATTAGCCGCAGAAAATAGTCACAGCCGCACTAGCAGGCAAGGTGACATGGATGTTTGTTGTGAAGCGGATCCCGTTGCCGGGCAACAGCGTCGAAAAGGGATTAGTTGGCGTAGCAGAGATGTTCACTCTCAAGCGAACAGTGCCAGATGCACCGCCGTCGCGAAACACAATTTCACCAGCAGTACCGCCAGTCAATAACTGATACCCAGCAAGATTCGTTGCACCAGCGTAAATTACGCCCGTTGTATCTCTGTGTTCCGAAAATACATTCGTCAATGTTGACATTTAAATCTCCAATTAAAAGTGGGAGCCGAAGCCCCCACTTAGGTTCAGCACTTTACTGATCCACCACGTTTCTTTGCAGGGGTTACTGTCACGGACTTTTCAGTCTTGGTGACAGAGCCAGAAGGCTTGTCCTTGCTAGTAAACAGGCTCTTAGCACCCTCATACAGCTTGCTAGGAATGCTACGGATGGTTTTAGCCATGTCCATATCACTCTCGCTTGGGCCGATTGATTTGTCGTAAGCGCCTTTGGATAGGTCAGTTACTTTCCCGCCATCTTGATACTTCAGGTTGCTCTGGGCTTTCGCTTGCTTCATCGCTGTTGCGTTCTCAGCCTTGAAGGCAGATTGCTCTTTCTTCTGGGCTGGTGTCACACTGCCACCCTTTTTAAAGGTGCCAGATTGACGATCATTGCTGACAGGAGCAGATGGCTTTTTCGCAGGCATTGCTACGGCGTGACCGCTGTTATTAACAGCTCCCCCCGTAGCGTAGTGCTTTTTTGTTGCACCGCCTTTTTTGTAACCACCGCCATTACCTAACTTGACCTCGCCTGTGGGGGCGCTGTTGTTGTCAGGATGGGCTGTGACCATCTTGGTGTTCTTGTAGCCTTCTCCGCCTTTGGCAGATACAGACTCAGGAATCACGCCGCTTTTGGCGATAGCACCGCCCTTTTTGTAGCCGCCTTGACCGTTCACAACACCACCTGTGGCGTAGTTGCCGGGCTTCGTCGACTTCAAGACGCCACCAGTAGCAAGACCTTTATGACCCTTGCTGGCAGGCTTATCTTCGTGAGACTTCAGCTCTTTTTCAAGACCCTTCATCTTCGACATTTCAGCCTTGTGCGTAGCCTTAGACTCGCCGCCTTCTTTCATGCCGCCTTGCATACCCTTCATGCCCATCATAGCCGCACGACGTGCCGCCATAGTAGGACGCTTAGGACGAGCAACGGGCATCATGCCACCGCGAGCAGGGCCTGAAGATGCCATAGAAGCATCCATGGGCGCACCCATCATGCCGCCACCCATAGCCTTCTTCACGGATCCGCCTTTTTTGAGCTTTAACTCAATAGAAGGCTCTGTGGTCTCCATTTTGACCATTGGCTTGAATTGACCCATGATCGTGCTCCTTAAACTTTCTGAGCATACACAACCGTCAGGCGAATAACGCCTTGAGTTGTGCTGATCGTGCCATCAGGGTCAAGCGTAACAACAACAGAGGTATTGCTACCAATGTCGCTCATTGCGAGCAACTGAGCGGCTGTAAAGGTTAGGGCAATGCGACCACCAGCAAACACATCAGTCGAAGACACGTATTGTGTGCCTGCGGCGGCTGTGCCAACGGTCATTGCAATTGCTGTAGCTGTACCGCCACCCACTGCTTCGTTCACAACCATATCGGCAAAAAAGCTGATAATTTGTGAGGAAGCAGGGAGAGTCAGAGTTGCGCTCGTAGCGGTGCCTGCGGCGGCGGTTGTGACAGTAGTTGTCTGAGACATAACGACGAAACCGCCGTCAGTGGTGTCAGTCAATGTGCCAGAACCAGCGCGCAGGGTAGAACCAAAATAGGTTTGTGCCATTGTCTTTTCTCCTTAAAGCGCGGGGGGCGAACCCCCCACTTGGTTTTAGACGCCAGCAGTGCCGTACATCGCACGAGGATCAGTGAAGCCAACGTCGTAACGCTCTGTCGCTTTGTAGCGCATAGAGTCAGTTTCGAAGTCGCCTTCCATGGTCTTCTCGAGCTTACGACGCATCATCAGCTTCATGCCTTCAGGAGCGTCGGTCTGTACCCAGAATGCTGACGCATTGGTCAAACGTGACAAAACAGCCGCGCCTTCGTCCAACAAACCGATGGACTTGACAGGGTTGATGTCGTTGTTTGCATTACCTGCGCGCAAGACGGATTTCAGGAGAACTTCAGCTTGGAAGACGTTGCCGGGGGCGACCACCAATTGGCGGGGCACAAGGCGAATCTTCTTACCGTTGTTGTCCACAGCTTGACGAATCTGGATCAACATCTGCTCAAGCGATGTCTGTGACAGATTGGCGGCTGTAGCCAATTGGTTGCTGAATGTACCGTTCACGATTGGGTGAGCAGTGCTGATCAAAGCAACGCCGTCGCCACCTGCTGTAGCACCACCTGTGAAGGCGTTGTTCAACACGTTAGCAGACAATGTCTCTTTGGTCTCAATCAATGACTGAGCCAAGTGACGTGCGTACACCTGACCGATACGGATGTGGTCACCGTCTTCAACCAAAACTTTGGTCAAAGCAAATGCCAAGCCGTACACAGAGTACACATAGCGTTTCAAGAACA